ATAATCTTACAATCAGATTACCTTTCAATAAGAACTTTATCAGTGCATTTAAGAATGTGGACGATAACCCATTCGAATGGAATAAAACTGATAAGATGTATGTTGCTAAATTCGGCACCTATGCATTGAAAATTGCAACAACATTACTGCCCGAATTTTTTGAGGTTGACTACTCAAGTGAGATACAAAATATATTAAATGAACTTAATCAATATGATAGTGTCAAATATTGGAAACCTACTTTACGTATGGTAAACAATAACTTGATGATTGTTGCTATTAATGATATACTGTATGAATCAATTAAAGATATAGAATTGAAATTAGACATACCTACACTTTATAAATTAAGCCATTATGGTATTTCTATTGACGAAGAATTAATTAAGGATAGGCCTGATTTACAATTTGCAGGATCGTATATTGCTGTAATAGATTTAGATGATTTAACTACTGTTGCTAATTGGTTAGTAGAAATAAATCCTAAAGTATTGATACCAAATAATGTATCTTACTCACATGAAATGATAGATATATTTGCGCAAGTAAATATTCTTGTTGAAAGTAAAAAGAAATTTCATATTATGGCTTTTGAAAATCCTGTTGTATTGATACAATCATATACAAATAAATTGCCATCTGACTACTTAAATGCAAACAAAGCAGGTAAAATAATAATGATTAAAAATTCAAGACCAATAGTGATAAAATGAGAGAAGCCAAATTATTAATTAAAGATGAAGTCAATGTCAAGATCGAAGGTCTTGAATTAGACGCACGTAAAGCATTGATGAAAAAGTTTGAGTTTGAGGATCCAACTGCAAGGTTTAGGCCCTCATACAAACTAGGTCGATGGAATGGTAAGGTTAGTTATTTTAGTTTAGGTGGCAGTACATACGTCAACCTATTAGAAGAAGTGTTACCTTTACTAATTGATTTTGATTATGATATTGATGTAACAGATTTACGCACATACAATACAAATTTCAATTTTACTCAAGTGTCCGAATCTACATTTAGTGACAAGGTATGGCCCAAAGGACATGAACGTGAAGGTCAGCCTATTATGTTGCGTGACTATCAAGTAGAAATCGTCAACAACTTTTTGAACAATCCACAAAGTCTACAAGAGATCGCTACAGGCGCAGGTAAGACATTAATGACTGCGGCACTTAGTAAAAGTGTAGAGGCATATGGTCGTAGTATTGTTATTGTTCCCAACAAGTCACTAGTCGTACAAACAGAAACAGATTACATCAATCTTGGATTAGATGTAGGTGTTTACTTTGGTGACAGAAAAGAATACAACAAGACACATACGATTTGTACTTGGCAAAGTCTAAACAATATGCTAAAGAGTACAAAGAGTGGCGAAGCAGAAATTCCAATTGGTGAGTTTATTGAAGGCGTTGTTTGTGTCATGGTTGACGAGGTTCACATGGCCAAAGCCGATGCACTTAAAACATTACTAACAGGTGTGTTCAGCGCAGTACCAATTCGTTGGGGACTAACAGGAACTATTCCTAAAGCAAAGCACGAACAAGTATCACTATTAGTAAGCCTAGGACCAGTGATCGGTAAACTGGCTGCAAGTGAACTACAAAGCAAGGGCGTACTTGCACAATGTCACGTTAATATTGTTCAACTAAAAGACCATGTTGAGTTTACTAACTATCAAAGCGAACTAAAACATTTATTAGAAGACAGTAAACGATTAGACAAGATTGCACAATTGATTAGCAAAATCAATGAGACAGGCAATACATTGGTATTGGTTGATCGTGTTAACGCAGGTAAAGAATTAATCACACGACTACCCGATAGCGTATTTGTCAGTGGCGAAACAAAACTGACTGAGCGTAAAGAAGAATATGACGAAATTAAAACAAGCAGTAACAAAATTATTGTTGCGACCTATGGTGTCGCGGCTGTTGGTATCAATATACCTCGTATCTTTAACTTGGTTCTGTTGGAGCCTGGTAAATCGTTCGTTAGAGTTATTCAAAGTATAGGTCGTGGTATTCGTAAAGCCGAAGACAAAGATCACGTAGAGATTTGGGATATCACTAGCAGTTGTAAGTTTGCTAAACGTCACTTAACACAGCGTAAAGCATTTTACAAAGAAGCCAACTATCCATTTACTTTGGAGAAATTGGACTATTAATATGTTGACAAACACCAAAGGAGTTGTTACAATACGACTATGAGAATACTTACCTTAGATAATATCTATTATAATTTAGAAACGCTTCCAGAAGAAATCGATGATTTGCGATTTGCTATCCTCGATAATTCCAATCCAAGTAATGTAGACTATCATTACATCCCACTAATCTTTTTGGAGAGTTTTAATAGTCCTGCATTGGTATTAAAGATTGGCAACAAGACAATCAAGATGCCCGTTGATTGGCAGATACTGATCGGTGAACAAGAACATGGAGACTTAGAAACACTTCCATTGAGTAGTCTCAATGATCGTGGCTTTAATGCATTTGAGTTTAATCCATTGACTAGTTTTAGTCCAACGTTTATTCCAGTTGAGATATTAGATATCTATCCTGATGTAACATGGTATGCGCCACGATTACGTAACGGTCAGTTCTTATGTGTACCAATCGATGATAGTAAAGAACCAAGATGTGTTTATTTTGTAAAAGAAGTAAGTCGCAATTGTGAGATAGTAGATTATAGTCAAGCATTTTAAAAGAGGAAAAATATGTTTAATTGGTTTAATAAATGGTTTGTAAACAAGTGCAAGCAAGCATGGGAAGAGTCTAGGAATATGGTAGAGGCTGATAATGGCAATCATGTTACTATAGCAAGTGTAGGTCATAGTAGAGGTAGAATTCTTGACCAACGTGGTATGAATTTTACAATTTATCATGCTAACGGTGGATATGTTATGGAATACAGTAAGTATGACGAACGCACTGACCGTCACAATCAAACACTACATATTATCCCTAGTGAACAAGAATTGGGTCAAGGTATTGCACACGTTATTACATACGAAATGTTGAAAAACTAATGGCAAAAGAAAAAGTATCAACTGAGGAAAAGTTTGAAAATCAAGACGTAGCCTTGTTTGATATTCTTGCGGCTATTGATAAGAAAGACTATGGCTTCTATGATAGACTAACACAAGAACAGCAAAAGAAAATTGTACCTTTTATGCTAGTTCATTGGGTTAGTGCAATCAAGGGTAATAGTGATTTGCAATCATATTATTTGCAAAGCACTAACTACCATGCAAACAAATATTTGTTTAATGAAAACGTATATCATCATCCTAAACTACAATGGTTGATGTTGTGTGCGGCTAGCCCGGGATTAGGCAAGCAGTTTCATCAGTGGATACCTCACATTAAAGAAAAAGTAAGTGAGTTGCGTGAACCTGCAAAACTAAAAGATATCAAAGAATATTATAAAAAAATCTATCCAAAGACTAGTGATAGCGACATTGCATTGATATCCGAGGCTTTTGTAGATAATCATAAACGCAAAGTGTATCTTGCTGAGAAATTCCCCAATTTAAAATTTGATGAAATTGAGTTATTAAGTGACCTTGTTACAGATAAAGACATTAAACAATATGAAGAAGACAGCGGTAACTGAGGTAAAACACAGTTGCGATTTTTGTAACAGAGAATTTCTGCGTGAGTCCACATTAGATAAACACTTATGTGAAAACAAACGCAGATGGCAAGACAAAGACCAAACGGGTAACCGTATTGGTTTTCAAACATGGCTATCTTTTTATAAAAAGAACACACCAACTAAAAAGACTAAAACATACTTAGACTTTATTAAGAGTTCTTATTATTTGGTCTTTGTTAAGTTCGGACATTATTGTGTCAACGTCAATGTTATCAATGTTGAACGATACGCTGATTGGTTACTAAAAAATAATATCAAAGTTGATAGTTGGTGTAGTGACACAAACTACACAAAGTTTTTGATTGACCATATGAAAAACGAAGACCCACTAGATGCTATTGCACGTAGTATTGAAACAACAATTGAACTTGCAAAAGCAGAAGGTATACTAAGCAAAGATTATTTGCGATATGGTAATGCAAATAAAATTTGCTATGCTATCACCGCTGGTAGAATCAGTCCATGGATGCTATATCAAAGTACTAGTGGCATTGGCTTGATTGAACGATTAGATGAATCACAGCAAAAAATGATTCTTGAATATATTGACCCCGAACAATGGGCTATTAGATTTAAGCGTAATAGCAATATCGTGCCACAAGTAAAAGAGTTATTGGCTGCTGGTGGATATTGATGTGTACAATTATCACGATCCTAAAGGTTGGGAACATACTAACCCGGGTTGGCATCAAGCATCAGCACATGTAAAGCATTACAATGAAATACTTGAATGGTTAAGAAATAATAACAATAAATTTGAAAGACATACACGTTGGATAATATTAGATGACGGAGAAATGAAGTTTAAGTTTCGTTATGAAAAAGATTATATAATGTTTACATTGAGGTGGAGTTAACATGGCAGGCTATTCAACTAAAAAATTAATTTCAATAGACAGAGGATTAAGTGATCCAATCACTGGTCACTTTTATGACCTTGATCCTAGTATCGCTACAAAGGCTAAAAAGAAATTTTGGGAAAATAATCAGTGGGTAGAAAAGACATTTATTAAAATGATGCCACCTAATAGAATGCGTGGCATAAAAAGTGCTATGGAACTATGGTGCATTAAATACTATGGCGAGCCTGTGTACCAAGGATCTTGGTTCAAAGCAGGAGAATACATCATCATGGATGAAAAAACATACGTGCATTGGAAATTATGTGAATAATACGGATACTAAGAAACCTATATATTGTAGCCTAGCGTTTGGCTCAGCATCAATCAACGCATTTGGCGAGTATATTCCTTGCTGTAATATTCGTACCGACCATTGGAAAATGTATAAAGATGGTCACTATGACTATGGAGTAGTTGGACGAGACCCTAAGGTCAGAATCAACGCACAGAATCTTAGAGAGTTGCGAGGACAATTAATTAATGGAGAATGGCCCGATGCCTGTTTGAATTGTAAACAAGCAGAAGAAAACGACATTGCATCCATGCGTACTATTTGGAATAAGAACATAAATGATTTTGTTCCAATGAATAAAAGTATCAATCCAACCGACATCAAATATCTAGATTTGACATTTGGTACAAAGTGCAATAGTAAGTGCATGACATGCAGTTCTATTCTTAGTGATTTTTGGGAAGAAGAATGGAATGATATTTGGAGAATACAACCAGAGCAAAAAGTTCAATACAAACGAGTTTCTATTGATAACGAAACTGCACAAAAATTAGTAGATGATTTTCCTAACGTAGAATTTATTAGTCTAGTGGGAGGTGAACCCACTATTTCAGAAGAACACATCAAGTTCTTAAAATTAATCATTGCCACAGGACGTGCTAAAAAGATTCGCTTAAGTTATGTTACTAACTTAACTGGTATCTCTGATGAGTTAATTGATATTTGGAATAACTTTGGTAGTGTTCACGTATCTGTTTCTATTGACGGTTATAAACAAGTCAACGAATATATTCGTTATCCTTTCAAGTGGAGTAAAGTAGAAAGCAATCTTAGAACATATGTGGGCTTAGTTCATAAAAGTAGATTGGCAATGCACACAGATTCTTCCTCTACTGATACTAAGTTTACAGTTGGATTAAGTTGCACT